TTAATAAAACTCTATACCCGTAATCTTCAATGAGTTCTGGCGCTTCCCTTTAATTCCTTTTACATATTCAAAATGAATGTTTTTGATTGCCATCTTTATGAATTCAGTTTTTAACTCATCTTCCATTAATTCCCAGCCGTTTAGCAATGAATACTTGAAATTTTTAATCTTCTCATAGTTAAAAGTCTTACCCTTATCATTATCCTTGCGCTTTTCATACTCATGTATTTCTTTGTCAATACGACTTATTATTGGAAAAGCTTCATCCTTATCCATCATACCTTCTATAAAAAGTGTTTGACATCTAGCGCGTTCTTTTCGCAACTTTTCAATATCGATGCCGACATCTTCTATTTCTTTAGGTTGGTTTTCGATTTTATATGATGTTAAATCAAATTGTTTTAGATAATTGTAAAATTGTTTTAAAACCTCGCCTTCGTCGATGTTACATGCATTTTTATTTTTAGTATTTTTGCAGTTAGAACAAAAGTATAGTTTAGAATACCAAACTTCTTTATTTTTAGGCGTATGCTTGACTGTGTTTAAAGTCAATTTCTGGTTACAGTTTGGACATAATAGTTTACTTCTGAAAATAGCGTTATGTTTTACGATTGTAGAGTTAGTTTTTTCACTTATCCTTAATTTTATTTCTTCGTATTCTTCTTCACTTATAATAGCTTCGTGGGTGTTTTCGACGAATATGTCACCGAAAACAAGATGACCTCTAGCTACCGGACTCGTTAGAGCATTGCCTATAACTGATCTGTGCCAGTTTTTACCTAAGGGTGCTTTGTATTTAGAGTTGTTCAATTTTATAGTTATTTCTCTTAAACTAGTACCTTTTTTCGCTTCTTCTACTGCAAATCGTAATACTTTTTTATATTCATTAGGCACAAATTTATCATTTACTCTGTCGTAATAGAAAGGAGGGACAGTTTTAGCTAACCCTTTTCTAGCTGATGCGCGTCGACCCATTGCAGTACGCTCTTGAATTGTAGTACGCTCCCACTCTGCCATAGCACCTACTAATGTTACGAACAAACGTCCCATAGCAGAAGTTGTGTCATATACTTCTGTTGCGCTCCTAAACAACACGTTTTTATTCTCAAACAATTCTAGTATCTCTAGTAAGTCTTTAACACTTCGAGTTAATCGATCTAGTTTATAGACTAAAACCAAATCAAAATTATCTATTTCATTCAACATTTCTTGTAAAGCGGGTCTGTCTTTTTTAGCTCCGGAGTATCCAGCGTCAGTATATACTTTATGAATTTTCCAGTCGTTTATGTCGCTGTAAGCTCTTAATTTTCTTTCTTGTTCTTCGATAGAGTGTCCTTTTTCTTTTTGTTCAAGTGTACTCACTCTAGTATAAATTGCTACTTTCATGTGCTCCCTCCTCAAAATTGGCAAAAAATAATAAGGGTAGGCGGGCTACCCGTGAAAATTGTATAAAAAAAGAGAGAGCGCAGATGCACCCTCTCATGTCGCAAATATTTCAGCGACTTGTCTAATTTGAAGCTTGCCGCAAATATTTCAGCGGCTTGTTTTGTATATATGTAATATACCATCAAAGAGAGTGTAGTTCAAGCGATTTAACTAAGAAATCTAATTTTTATACTATTTTCAATTTTATCTACTGTTTCTTTTGAATATGATATTTCTCCGGCAGGGTCATACCTATTAATTTTCGATATTCTATCCTTGCTGATTGTAGTGATATTTAAAACGTTAGCATAGGTCTTTTTATACTTGAATCGCTCATATCTTTTGCGAACCTTCGAATATTTTTTGAAGTCGTCATTCAGCGATTTGTTTTCATCAAGTAATTTTTGATCGTATGGGTTTTCTGCTTTTGACACCTTTTCAAGATTGTTCATGATTTTTTTAGCTAAATCCTTACCCGTTACGTCCATTTTTTCCAATACTAAAGGTAACAAATCTTCTTCGATATGCACATTGAATTTACTTCTGGAAGATGTAAGTGGAACTACCGTTAATATTGGATTTTTATTTGAATCGTGATTATTAAGTACCATACAAAAATGGTTTCCAGAAAACTCTCTGCCAACATTAACACCTAACTTTACATAAATTATAGTGCCTTTTTTATATCTGGTGTAACTTTTGTTTTCTTTTAACAATCTAACTTCATCCAATAAAAACTCTGAATATTCAAGACACCATGAATTCATATATTTAAATTTGTAAATCTCGCTATTTTGAATCTTTTTAAAATTATTAACTGCTGTTTCTAAAGGTGCGTTCTCTTCCATCCCTCATCCTCCTCACGCCACACAAGCGCTATTAATCAATATCCAATAATTGTTGTTTTTTCTTATCGAACTCTTCCTGAGAAATTACTCCGACATCTAATAATTCTTTATATTTTATTAATTCATCAGCAACAGAAAAACTCATTTTTTCAGAATTGGATGGTTTCATAGAACTTTCTCGAATAGAGATTTGTTCTTGTATTGTTTCCGCCATTCTAGATACAGTGTTTTTTGATATGCTTCCTATAGCGATACTTGATGAACCGTGATGTATAATTATTTCGCCAAAAAGAAGTCCTTTTTTATACGAAACAGAATTGATTTTCTCGAATGGAAATTCATGAAATTTCAAACCATATATCATACCTTTATCTAAGAATAACAATCTTAGATCAGTACATACTATTAAGTAGGTATTATTATTGTACAATCCCGAAGTTACATACATTATGTTTTCATTATCTTTTAAAATCATAGGTAGTTCTTTCACTTCTTTTTTTGTACCAAACAAATCCTCTACACCTATTTCGCTAAATCTTTGGTAGATTTTAGATAAGTTTTCGTCAGATTTATTGATTTCACTTTCAAATTTCACTTCTTTTCTAGGTTTACTTTGGTATTCTTTTAAAATTTCTCTTTTGTCTTCAACAGATAGTTGCTTGTATTGTTTCTTTTCTTCTTTTGTTTTAGTTGCTAAATATTGACTCTCAATCATACTTTCTTTGAACGTTAATCTGCTCTTAGGTAATTCTTTCATGTTCATTTCTCCTTTATTTTTTGATTGTTAAATCGTTAGATCATAAGCATATTTAAATTCATTTATAAAATCAGATTTGCTTTCCATTTTCTCTTCTAAAAAACTTAAGTAGTTTTCTGCGTGGTAATTTTCGTTATTTGACATATAGTCGTTTAACCCATTGTGTATATGTCTTCTGATTACTTTTACCGCTATATGGATCGCTTGAAAACTCATTTGATACTTGTACGAAATTTGCTCAATATTAAAGTTGTTTATATATTTGTATCTTATATGTAAAGGAAACAATAAACATGAAGCAAATGAGTTTGCTTCATATTCTTCAGCAATCCTTCTATAATAATCTTTATATGTGAATGTTTTATTTAAATTAACTCCAGTATGTCCCATTATAAAATGACCATATTCATGAGCTAAAGTAAATCTTAGACGATTCATAGGCAGTAAATCGTTATAAACTATAATCGCTTTGTCTCCTTTTCTAATATGAAACGCTTCTTCTGAACCGAAAATAGAAGGTATTTTAAAATATAAAGTGCCAGTATTCTGAGAAAATTCAGAGAAAGTCACTAATTTAATACGTTTATCTTTTGAGATAATTTCAAATATATCTAAAGGAAAAGATAAGTTATATAGACCATTTGTGATCTCGTAAACTGCTTTCGCAGATTTAAAAAAAGATTTTTCATAATTTAATTTCAATTAAAAAGCCCCTTTGTTACTTAGTTAAATCATCCCAATCATCAAACATTGCTTCTAATATAGTCAAAGCTTTTTGCCTTTGTGCCTCCGTCATATTTTCTGTAGCTCGATGCATAATAAGAATATCTTCACTTTTATCTTCTCCGGAGTACTCATCTTTTTCTCTACCTAATAAGTAATCAACTGATACATCGAAGTGATCGGCAATTTTTTGCACCTTATCAATGCCTGGTTTGGTTTTCTCCCATCTTCTGATTTGTCCGTTTGAAAACCCTAAAGTTCTCTCTAATTCAGCAAAAGTCATACCTTTTGAATTGCACAAATTACGGATTCTTTGTACTAGATTCATAAATTTCTCCTATCACAGATTAACTTTTTCGCTATTTTTGTTGACAATTAGCATAAAAGTTAATATACTGTATTTAAGCTTTAAATTTAGCTTACTAAACACATAACAATTATTCGTTGGGGAACGAGTATTCAATACCTTTATGACAGGCATTACGAATTGTTATAGGTTTATTAAACTATGCTTAAATATTAGCATAAAAGTTATTGGTGTTCAACAGATAATTTATTTGCTTAGAAAAAATGTTATAGGAGGTGCTAATATGTCGACAACAGATTTCGGCTTGAAAGTGAGAACGGAATTATTAAAACGCAACATGACAAACAAGCAACTTGCGGAAATGCTAGAAATTTCAAGTGCTTACTTATCGGATATTTTACGTGGACGTAGAGATGCTTTTGAACAAAAGAAACGTATTGCGAAAATTTTAGAAATTAAAGAAGAGGTGAAGAGTTAATGAATGAAATTAAAACTTTCAGTAACGACATGTTTTCAATCTTAATCAAACAAGATAATGAAAATAATTTATTCGATTTAGAAACTGTCGCAAAAAGTTTGGGGTTCACTCAGTTTAAAAACGGCAAACAATATATTCGTTGGGAAACTATCAATAAATATTTAGGTAAATATCTTTCCCAAGAAGTTGGGAAAGGCGATTTCATACCAGAACCAATGGTATATAAGTTGGCTTTCAAAGCAGGTAATGCTGTAGCAGAAAAATTTCAAGATTGGTTGGCGATGGAAGTCCTACCAGCTATTCGCAAACACGGTATCTACGCAACAGACAATGTAATTGAACAAACATTAAAAGATCCAGACTACATCATTACAGTGTTGACTGAGTATAAGAAAGAAAAAGAGCAAAACTTACTTTTACAACAAGAAATTGGAGAGCTAAAACCCAAAGCAGACTATGTAGATGAAATCTTAAAGTCAACTGGAACATTAGCTACAACTCAAATCGCGGCAGACTACGGTATATCAGCACAAAAGTTAAACAAACTACTACACGAAGCTAGATTACAACGAAAAGTGAATAAACAGTGGGTGCTTTACTCAGAACACATGGGCAAGAGTTACACAGAATCAGACACTATAACAATTGTGCGTTCTGATGGCAGAGAAGACACAGTTTTACAAACTAGATGGACACAAAAAGGTAGATTGAAAATACATGAAATCATGACTGAATTCGGTTATGAAGCTAACGTAACTGCTTAACAGGAGGGCGCAGCAAATGGAAGATCAAAACAAAAAAAGTCATTTATTACTACTATGACGAAGCAGGTAATAGACAACTATTATCAATTGGAGACTTGAATCTCTATTTATTAAAAGATATTAAATCAAGATTTGGTTTATATAAAAAACAAATCCCTGATTTAGAAAATCTGTTCGTTCAAATAGACGGTGTTGAATTTAAAGTACTATAACCCGAGCAATGCACCTCTTAAACAACATTATACACGAAAGGAGCATAAACAAATGAACACACTATACAAAACAACCTTCCTCATCACAATGGCAGTTGCGACTTGGAAGGTTTGGAAGATTGAGAAAAACACAAGATTTAAACTTAGAAATTTTGATTATCCAAAAATTAATAATGCTCAGAGCAAATCATTGTTGGATATTGCTAGTCACGATTTAAAAGATATTTAACTGTATTCAAAATTTTCATATCTTGTTGAGCTTTTAAGCTTTCGTATAAAGCTATTGAATAAATAATTTCGTAAGATACGTTTTCAGGAGCATCTTCTTTCAACTTATTTATTCTATCTCTAAAAAAGTCACTGTCACCACCGAATTCTTTTTCGGCTTGATTACTAAGTTCACCAAAGAAATTTTGAAAATCATTAAATTCCATACTTATCACCTCCTTTCACTAGGAGATAACTAAATTATACACGAAAGGAATGGTAGAAGTGCCACCACACATTCAACAAATGTTATACGAAATCCAGTTAAAAGCTGGTATACCTCAAAAATTAATGGAAATGCAAGGTTTGATAAACGATGAAACAACCAAAGAGGAGAAAAAAGAAAATGAGTAACATTTATAAAAGCTATCTATTAGCAGTATTATGCTTCACAGTCTTAGCGATTGTACTCATGCCGTTTCTATACTTCACTACAGCGTGGTCAATTGCGGGATTCGCAAGTATCGCAACATTCATATTTTATGAAGAATACTTTTATGAAGAATAAAAAAACTGCTACTTGCGCCAACAAGTAACAGTATCAAACAAAACACTTAAGAAAAAATTCATGTTCAATATAAAACGAAAAACGGAGGAAGTCAAGATGTATTACGAAATAGGCGAAATCATACGCAAAAATATTCATGTTAACGGATTCGATTTTAAGCTATTCATTTTAAAAGGTCATATGGGCATATCAATACAAGTTAAAGATATGAACAACGTACCAATTAAACATGCTTATGTCGTAGATGAGAATGACTTAGATATGGCATCAGACTTATTCAACCAAGCAATAGATGAATGGATTGAAAATAACACAGATGAACAGGACAGACTAATTAACTTAGTCATGAAATGGTAGAGGGGGATTAACTAATGGCTAATCTATATGAGCTATCAGAAGCATTTAAAGAGTTGTCTAATCAAGATGAATTAGACCAAACATTATTAAAAGATACATTAGATTCTATCCAAGCAGAAATGAATGTCAAAGTAGATAACATTGTCAATTGGAGACGTGAAACATTAGGTGACATAGATGTCATAGATAAAGAGATTAAGCGACTTCAAAATTTAAAAAAACAAAAACAAAATTTAACTGATCGATTAAAAGATTACTTAAAAGAGATGTTAGAAACACAGGAAGTAGATAGTTACCGCACAGCTACTAATCATATTTACAAGCGCAAAAACGGGGCTAGTAAAAATATTATCGATGAAAAACTTATTCCAAAGGATTATTGGCTATCACAAGCCCCGAAACTTAATTCTAAGCAACTAATCGATGATTTGAAAGCTGGGAAAGATATTCCCGGCGTTGAATTAAAGGTAACAGAAAGTCTGGTGATTAAGTGATGAATAAATCGGAAACAGTTGTTGAAATAAATAAAGCTATGGTTGCGTTTCGTAAAGAAGTAAAACAACCGCTCAAAGATAAAAATAATCCATTTTTCAAATCAAAATACGTACCTCTTGAGAACGTTGTAGAAGCCATTGACGAGGCGGCAACACCTCATGGACTCTCTTATACTCAATGGGCTTTGAACGATGTAGACGGGCGCGTGGGAGTCGCTACAATGCTTATGCATGAAAGCGGTGAATATATCGAGTATGATCCTGTATTTATGAATGCAGAAAAGAATACGCCACAAGGCGCAGGCTCGTTAATCAGCTACCTTAAACGTTATTCGCTATCTGCGATTTTCGGTATTACTAGTGATCAAGACGATGATGGAAATGAAGCAAGTGGAAAAAATAATAATCCAAAACAACAAACTAGAACGCAATGGGCAAGTAGCGAAACTATAGGGATTTTAAGGAAAGAGGTTATAAGTTTCACTAAATTGATAAAGGGCACGGATAAAGAAGCTCCACAAAATATAGTAGAACAAAAATTCGACATAAATAACTATAAATTAACAGAAAAACAAGCAGCAGAAGCTATTCAAAAATTACGAAACAACGCAAAAACAATTACCGGAGGAAAACAATAATGTTAAACAGAACAGTATTAGTAGGACGCTTAACAAAAGATCCAGAATATAGAACAGCGCCAAATGGTGTGAGTGTTACCACTTTCACTATCGCAGTTAACAGAACATTTACTAACGCTCAAGGAGAACGTGAGGCAGACTTTATTAACTGTGTAACTTTTAGAAAACAAGCAGAAAATGTAAATAATTATTTATCCAAAGGGTCATTGGCTGGCGTTGATGGACGTTTACAATCACGCAGTTATGAAAACAAAGTCGGGCAACGTGTGTTTGTTACAGAAGTAGTAGCGGACAGTGTTCAATTCTTAGAACCGAAGAATAGCAACCAACAACAAAATGACAATTATCAACAACAAGGACAAGCTCAAACTGGTAATAATCCGTTTGACAATACTGAAGAAGATTTTTCAGACCTCCCGTTCTGATTGGAATGATTAGATGCCAATAATTACTAGTTATATCACTCAAGATGACGGTACAACAACAGTTGTCATCTCGGGTGTTGAATTAGGCAATAAAGAAACATTACTACTTGATAACGGGTTCGATGTAGAAGTAGATGTAAACGTTATAGATCCGTTTCAAATTACCGGCAAGCAACGTCGAAAAATATTCGCGCTTGTCAAAGACATAGAAGAACATACAGGTCAACCAATGGACTATATGAGACATATGTTCATCGAGTTTGTAAGAACGTACTACGGCTATGATGAACGTATTTCGCTAAGTAATTGTACGAGAACACAAGCAAGTCAAATCATTGAAGCAACGCTTGACTGGACGTTCTACAATGACATACCACTTAGCTACAAAACGAGTAATCTACTGAAACAAGATAAATCATTCTTATACTGGTCAACTGTTAACCGCAACTGTGTAATATGCGGAAAGCCTCACGCTGACTTAGCACATTACGAAGCAGTAGGTAGAGGCATGAACAGAAACAAGATGAATCACTACGACAAACATGTATTAGCGTTATGTCGCGAACATCATAACCAGCAACATGCGATTGGCGTTAAGTCGTTTGATGATAAATATCACTTGCATGACTCATGGCTAAAAGTTGATGAGAGGCTCAATAAAATGCTGAAAGGAGAGAAAGAGAAATGAACAAAATATTAATACGCTTTGCTATTAACTATATAAAATATCAACAAAAACAATTGCGTGAAAAAGAAGCCCGAATTAAATATCTAGAGGGCTTCTTAAAAGGGAAGGGTTATTGACTGTTTTTGTTTTGCAATTCCATCAATCTTTCAAATTGATCCGGATACTGAACGGCAAGTTCCATCATTCTTACCATAGAATCAGCGGGAATATCAGGGTCTTGTTTGGTCACTGAAGGTAGAAACTCTTTTAATTCGGATAAATCGCTTTTTATATCTAACAAATGTCTATTTAAAACACCGTATTCATTATCGATATTATTATACTTATTGACTGGATTTTCAAAATTGAAATCATTATCTGTAAATGTTTTGATAGTTTCTTTAAGTTGGTCTTTGGCATTTACTACATCCGCGTATAATTCGCTGTAGTAAATTGTACGGTAAGCGCTAACATCAAAAGGGATATTCTCATCTTTGTTAATCATAGTAATTGTTGGTCTCTCTAGAGCGTGTCTGTAACCTAATTCATAAAATACGTTCGGGTTATGCGTACTCAAATCTACAATAACTAATTCAGAATTCGTTAATCCACCAATTATTTCATCAGTGATTTTATTGGTCGATGATATAAGGTCAGATCGTTGGATTTCAAAATCTGATTCTAAAGCAGGTTTTATGATGGATTGTAAAAGAAAATCAGAGTTTCTTCTTACTTTAGAATCATCAGTACCTATAGGGCAAGCAATGAAACATTTTTTCAAGTTATTCACTCCTAATCATATTTTTATTAATTATAACAGAAAGGAGATAACGAAATGGCAACATTTAGAACGATAAAAGAAAGTGGCGATTTTGTAACTGTGCATAAATCTTTTGTGTTCGATAGTAATTTAAGTGCTAAAGCTAAAGGGATATTATTGTATTTCCTAAGTCGTCCTGACAATTGGCAAATATACACGTCAGAAGTAGTTAAACATATGAATGATGGACAAAAATCAATCAATAGTGGCGTTCAAGAACTTATGGATAATAAATATGTTCACAGAATACAAAAAAGAGCTGAAAACGGTGTGTTTAAAGGTTTTGAATACTTAGTTTACGAAAAACCAACCGAAATGCCATTTTCGGAAAACGGATTATCGGCAAACGGGTTTTCGGAAAACGGAAAAACGGAAAACCGAAAAGGGCGTACTACTAATAATAATAGTACTAATAATGATTTAACTAATAATAACAATACTAATAATGATGGAAGTATATTGTCGGGCAACCCGACTGTGTATTCCATTCCCTATAAAGAAATTATCGAATACTTAAACAAAAAAACAGGAAAGCATTTTAAACACAATACAGCTAAATCAAAAGATTTTATTAAAGCAAGATGGAATCAAGATTTTAGGTTGGAGGATTTTAAAAAGGTGATTGATATCAAAACAGCTGAGTGGCTAAACACGGATAGCGATAAATACCTTAGACCAGAAACACTTTTTGGCAATAAATTTGAGGGGTACCTCAATCAAAAAGCGCAACCAACTGGCATAGATCAATTGGAACGCATGAAGTACGACGAAAGTTATTGGGATTAGGGGGATATTATGAAACCACTATTCAGCGAAAAGATAAACGAAAGCTTGAAAAAATATCAACCTACTCATGTCGAAAAAGGATTGAAATGTGAGAGATGTGGAAGTGAATACGACTTATATAAGTTTGCTCCTACTAAAAAACACCCGAATGGTTACGAGTATAAAGACGGTTGCAAATGTGAAATCTATGAGGAATATAAGCGAAACAAGCAACGGAAGATAAACAACATATTCAATCAATCAAACGTTAATCCGTCTTTAAGAGATGCAACAGTCAAAAACTACAAGCCACAAAATGAAAAACAAGTACACGCTAAACAAACAGCAATAGAGTACGTACAAGGCTTCTCTACAAAAGAGCCAAAATCATTAATATTGCAAGGTTCATACGGAACTGGTAAAAGCCACCTAGCATACGCTATCGCAAAAGCAGTTAAAGCTAAAGGGCATACGGTTGCTTTTATGCACATACCAATGTTGATGGATCGTATCAAAGCGACATACAACAAAAATGCAGTAGAGACTACAGACGAGCTAGTCAGATTGCTAAGTGATATTGATTTACTTGTACTAGATGATATGGGTGTAGAAAACACAGAGCACACTTTAAATAAACTTTTCAGCATTGTTGATAACAGAGTAGGTAAAAACAACATCTTTACAACTAACTTTAGTGATAAAGAACTAAATCAAAATATGAACTGGCAACGTATCAATTCAAGAATGAAACACAATGCAAGAAAAGTAAGAGTAATCGGAGACGATTTCAGGGAGCGAGACGCATGGTAACCAAAGAATTTTTGAAAATTAAACTCGAGTGTTCAGATATGTACGCTCAGAAACTCATAGACGAGGCACAGGGCGATGAAAATAAGTTATATGACCTATTTATCCAAAAACTTGCAGAACGTCATACACGCCCCGCTATCGTCGAATATTAAGGAGTGTTAAAAATGCCGAAAGAAAAATATTACTTATACCGAGAAGATGGCACAGAAGATATTAAGGTCATCAAGTATAAAGAGAATGAGAATGAAGTTTATTCGCTCACAGGAGCCCATTTCAGCGACGAAAAGAAAATTATGACTGATAGTGACCTAAAACGATTTAAAGGCGCTCACGGACTTCTATATGAGCAAGAGCTAGGTTTACAAGCAACGATATTTGATATTTAGAGGTGGACGATGAGTAAATACAACGCTAAGAAAGTTGAGTACAAAGGAATTGTATTTGATAGCAAAGTAGAGTGTGAATATTACCAATATTTAGAAAGTAATATGAATGGCACTAACTATGATCGTATCGAAATACAACCGAAATTCGAACTACAACCTAAATTTGAGAAACAAAGACCGATTACGTATATAGCTGATTTCTCTTTGTGGAAGGATGGCAAACTGGTCGAAGTTTTAGATGTTAAAGGTAAGGCGACTGAAGTTGCCAACATCAAAGCGAAGATATTCAGATATCAGTATAGAGATGTGAATTTAACGTGGATATGTAAAGCACCTAAGTACACAGGCAAAACATGGATTACTTACGAGGAATTAATTAAAGCAAGACGAGAACGCAAAAGAGAAATGAAGTGATCTAATGCAACAACAAGCATATATAAACGCAACGATTGATATAAGAATACCTACAGAAGTTGAATATAAGCATTTTGGTGATGTGGATAACGAAAAAGATGCGCTGGCAGATTACTTATATAACAATCCTAACGAAATACTAGAGTATGACAATTTAAAAATTAGAAATGTAAATGTAGAGGTGGAATAAATGGGCAGTGTTGTAATCATTAATAATAAACCATATAAATTTAACAATTTTGAAAAAGAAATAATGGCAAAGCGTGGGATAAATGCTGGAATTGTTTCTAAACGTGTAAGAGGTTGTTGGGAGTTTTCAGAAGCTTTAGACGCGCCTTATGGCATGCATCTAAAAGAATATAGAGAAATGAAACAAATGGAAAAAATTAAACAAGCGAGACTCGAACGTGAATTGGAAAGAGAGCGAAAGAAAGAGGCTGAGCTAAAAAGAAAGAAGCCACACTTGTTTAATGTACCTCAGAAACATTCACGTGATCCGTACTGGTTTGATAATACTTATAACCAAATGTTTAAGAAATGGCAGGAAGCATAAATGCCTAAAACCGATAGCGCATGTAAAGAATACTTAAACCAATTTTTCGGATCTAAGAGATATCTGTATCAGGATAACGAACGAGTGGCACATATCCATGTAGTAAATGGCGCTTATTACTTTCACGGGCATATTGTTCCAGGTTGGCAAGGCGTGAAAAAGACATTTGATACAGCGGAAGAGCTCGAAATATATATAAAGCAACATGGTTTGGAATATGAGGAACAGAAGCAACTAACTTTATTTTAAGGAGATGTAAAAATGAAAATCAAAGTTAAAAAAGAAATGAGACTGGATGAATTAATTAAGTGGGCGCGAGAAAATCCGGAGCTATCAAAAGGAAAAATTTTTCTTGCAAAAGTTTTTAGTAATGGATTCGTTCGTTTTCATCCAAATACAAATAAGTGTTCGACGTCAAGTTTTATTCCAATTGATATCCCCTTCATAGTTGATATTGAAAAAGAAGTAACGGAAGAGACTAAGTTTGATTGTCTAGTAGAACTAAACGATATTGAAGGTTTTGAAATATATGAAAATGATTCAATCAGAGAGTTGATAGACGGTACTTCCAGAGCGTTTTATATACTAAACGAAGATAAAACTATGACATTAATTTGGAAAGATGGGGAGTTGCTAGTATGATGTTGAAATTTAAAGCTTGGGATAAAGATAAAAAAGTTATGAGTATTATTGACGAAATCGATTTTAATAGTGGGTACATTTTGATTTCAACAGGTTATAAAAGTTTCAATGAAGTAAAACTATTACAATACACAGGATTTAAAGATGTGCACGGTGTGGAGATTTATGAAGGGGATATTGTTCAAGATTGTTATTCGAGAGAAGTAAGTTTTATCGAGTTTAAAGAAGGAGCCTTTTATATAACTTTTAGCAATGTAACTGAATTACTAAGTGAAAATGACGATATTATTGAAATTGTTGGAAATATTTTTGAAAATGAGATGCTATTGGAGGTTATGAGATGACGTTCACCTTATCAGATGAACAATATAAAAATCTTTGTACTAACTCTAACAAGTTATTAGATAAACTTCACAAAGCATTAAAAGATCGTGAAGAGTACAAGAAGCAACGATATGAGCTTATTGGGGTTATAGCGAAGTTACGAGATTGTAACAAAGAACTGGAGAAGAAAGCAAGCGCATGGGATAGGTATTGCAAGAGCGTTGAAAGAGATTTAATAAACAAATTCGGTAACGATGATGAAAGAGTTAAATTCGGAATGGAATTAAACAATAAAATTTTTATGGAGGATGACACAAATGAATAATCGCGAAAAAATCGAACAGTCCGTTATTAGTGCTAGTGCGTATAACGGTAATGACACAGAGGGATTACTAAAAGAGGTTGAAGACGTGTATAAGAAAGCGCAAGCGTTTGATGAAATACTTGAGGGTTTACCTAATGCTATGCAAGATGCACTCAAAGAAGATATTGAACTTGATGAAGCAGTAGGGATTATGACGGGTCAAGTTGTCTATAAATATGAGGAGGCACAGGAAAATGACTAACACATTAACAATTGATCAGTTACAAGAGTTATTACAAATACAAAAGGAGTTCGACGATAGAATACCAACGCTGAACTTACGAGATAGCAAAATAGCATATGTAGTTGAATTCTTTGAATGGTTTAATACATTGGAAACGTTTAAGAACTGGAAGAAGAAACCAGGTAAGCCGTTAGACGTACAACTTGATGAATTAGCTGACATGTTGGCGTTTGGATTGAGTATTGCGAATCAAGTAGGAGTGTCATCAGAAGAGATAAAAGAAGCGATTGAATCAAGTTTTAAAGATACAGAATTTCACAAAATGTTTAATTTTAAAGATAAAGAATTTGCTCAAGACGCAGTTGTTAGTACACCACAGATAATATTCAAAGAATTTTATCCCGACCAACAAGCAATTGTTATAGTGATAGACATAGCTTACAACTTATATTCTATCGACCAACTCATTGACGCATACAAAAAGAAAATGAAAAGGAACCACGAAAGACAAGATGGAACAGCAGACGCAGGAAAAGGATACGTGTAAAGACATCTTAGATCGAGTCAAGGAGGTTTTGGGGAAGTGACACAATACTTAGTCACAACATTCAAAGATTCAACAGGACGTAAACATACACACATAACTAAAGCTAAGAGTAATCAAAGGTTTACAGTCGTTGAGGCAGAGAGTAAAGAAGAAGCGAAAGAGAAGTACGAGGCGCGAAATACACCTATTGTTTACTACACTAATAATTCTAAAGTGACCTTATTCGAAAGACCTAGTGAAGAAGTATTAGGTTCTTTGTTCGAAAAGAAATAAAATCATTAAAGAGGGGAGATAATAATGTTTAATACACCTAAAATGAAATTACCAGAAAAGCACACCGAGGTATTTAAGACGTATAAAAATGGAACGCCAGAAGAAAAAGCTGAGATTGAAGGCTGTTTTATTAAAACTGTTAAAGATGAAGATAGTGAATTTTACAGCCCTATGTTAGCCAGTCTAAATGAACAACAGTTAAAGAGTATGTTGAGACAGGTACTTTTTTTGATTGATACAGGAGATGACAATGATGATTAAACAAATATTAAGACTAATATTCTTACTAGCAATGTATGAGCTAGGTAAGTATGTAACGGAGCAAGTATATATTATGATGACGGCTAATGATGATGTAGAGGAGCCGAGTGACTTCGCAAAGTTTAGTGATCAGTCTGATTTGATGAGGGCGGAGGTGTCAGAGTAGATGATGTGGGAAATAGTTGCTATCGGTATCCTTATATTAATTACATTACTTTATGTAATATATACAGACAAAATTGAAGTGAGGGAGAAGATTGATGAATTAAAGCATGACATAAAAAGGAATGAAAAATTATTTGAAAATTATAAGAAAGAAAACAGACCAATCGAATATATTGTTGAGTTATATGATGGTGTGTATTTACAAGAAGAATATACAGGAGCATTTTCGAAAATGATAACACTTACTACAACTAGCAATGTTTTTGAAGCTAAATCATATGACAATTTATTTTTAGCTAAAATAGATGCTGAATTTCTGAGTGGTCGTGTATTAAAATATAAGCCGAATTTAGAGGTGATTGAATAGATGATGTGGTTCATCATAGCAATTATATTACTAGTCATCTTATTGTTTGGTGTAATGTTGCAAGCTGAACAGTTAAAAGGCGATGTGAAAGTTAAAGAGCGAGAGATAGAGATATTAAGAAGTAGATTGAGACACTTTGAAGATTAAACATATTTGTACGGAGGGTATTCATGACTAAAAAGAAATACGGATTAAAATTATCAACAGTTCGAAAGTTAGAAGATGAGTTGTGTGATTATCCTAATTATCATAAGCAACTCGAAGATTTAAGAAGTGAAATAATGACACCGTGGATTCCAACAGATACAAATATAGGCGGGGAGTTTGTACCGTCTAATACATCGAAAACAGAAATGGCAGTAACTAATTATCTTTGTAGTATACGAAGAGGTAAAATTCTTGAGTTTAAGAGTGCGATTGAACGTATAATTAACACATCAAGTAGGAAAGAACGGGAATTCATTCAAGAGTATTATTTTAATAAAAAGACTTTAATTGTGGTTTGTTATGACATACACATCTCTGAAAGTACAGCGCATAGAATCAAGAAGAAAATAGTCTCTAAACTAGCCGAAGAATTAGGGGAATACTAAAATTGACAGTAAAATGACAGTTTTTGACACCTAAAACGAGATATTATGATATTGTAAGAATTATCTTAAGACGTGGGGTAATAGCCACATTAGATGTTCTCATCGATGTGATTGAGAAGTGACAAACATATAAAAGTTGATATGTTACGCTATTAATCACTTACTACCTGCCTATATGGTAGGTAGTTTAATTCTTGCATTTTGAGTCATAACTATTTTCCTCCTTTCACATTTATTGAACGTAGCTCCTGCACAAGATGTAGGAGCATTTTTATATTTAAATAACTAGAGTAATTAACGTAAAGGCGTGTGATACAGTGAAAACAATTGATTAAATTAACACCGAAGCAAGAAAAATTTGTGCTAGGACTCATAGAGGGCAAGAGCCAACGCAAAGCTTATATTGACGCAGGCTATTCGACTAAAGGCAAAAGTGATAATTATATAGATAGCCGAGCTTTTGAGTTGAGTAAGAATAGTGCGGTTTTAGATAGGTATGAAGAATTGCGTCAAGAAGCAGCTGAACAATCAAAATGGACACGCCAAAAGGCTTTTGAAGAATATGAGTGGTTAAAGAATGTAGCTAAGAATGACATTGAAATAGAGGGAGTAAAGAAAGCGACAGCTGATGCATTCCTCGCTAGTTTGGACGGCATGAATAGAATGACGTTAGGAAATGAAGTTCTGACTAACAAAAAGATTGAAACTGAAATCAAGATGCTTGAGAAAAAAATTGACCAAATGGATAAATCAGAAAATAATTCACAAGAAGCAGAAGTTGCTAAAGCACTTATTAAGTTAGCGGGTGTTAATAATGATTAATGAAATGTTAAACCCGAAACAACAAGAAGTCTGGAACTGCTTTATAAACGATAAACCCAAAGTATTAATAGCGAGTGGTGCAAAAAGGGCAGGTAAAACATATGTGTTCATCCTGCTTTTTTTAATGCATATAGCTACTTATAAAGACAAGGGGCTTAACTTCATTATTGGAGGAGCAACACAAGCATCTATAAGACGTAACATACTAGATGATATGGAGTTAATACTAGGTAGAGAGTTAACACTCGACAAATCTAACGCAGTCAAAATATTCGGTAATAAAGTGTATGTATTCGACGGACAAAACTCGGATGCATGGAAAAAAGCGCGTGGTTTTACTTCAGCAGGTGCTTTTTTAAATGAGGGAACAGCATTACACAATATGTTTATTAAAGAAGTGTTCTCACGTTGTAGTTACAAAGGCGCGAGAATATTAATTGATACAAACCCCGAAAACCCAATGCATCCAGTTAAAAAAGATTACATTGATAAGAGTGGTCAACGATTATCGAATGGAAGACTAAATATCAAAGCATTTCAATTTACTTTGTTCGACAATACATTTTTAGATGAAGAATATATTGAATCGATTATAGCGAGTACACCAACAGGAATGTTCACAGATCGTGACATTTATGGTAAGTGGGTTTCTGCTGAGGGTGTTGTATATAAAGATTTCAAAGAAAAAGTTCATTACATCACAGAAGAAGAATTTAAAACTAAACAAATAAAAAGGAAATATGCAGGCGTCGACTGGGGATATGAGCATTATGGTTCTATTATGGTTGTAGCGGAAGACTTCGACGGAAACAAGTACGTTATTGAAGAACACGCACACAGACATAAAGAAATAGATGACTGGGTAGCTATTGCAAAAGGAGTTATAAAAAGGCATGGCGATATTCTTTTTTATTGTGATACAGCTAGACCTGAACATATTGAACGATTTAGAAGAGAGAAGATAAAAGCAAGATATGCTGACAAAGCTGTTATTGCTGGCATTGAAGTTATTTCTAGGTTATTCAAGTTAAATAAAATATTCATTATCAAAGAAAAAGTTAGTTTGTTTAAAGAAGAAATATACAACTACGTTTGGAAAGATAATGCAGACGAACCAGTTAAATTAAACGATGACACATTAGATGCGTTAAGATATGCAGTTTATACAGCTAATAAGCCAAGTGGCACAGGCTTTAATTAAAGGAGGTAATATTTTGTACCCTAGCCAACCAACACAAACAGAAATATTTGATGCTATTGTGAGGACTAACAATAAGCCAGAAACACTGGAAGAAATGATTGTCAGATATATAAAACAACATTTGGAGAAGTTACCTGAAATCTCAATCGGTCAAGAATATTATGAGCAACGTCCTGATATTGTTAAGGAACCTAAGCCAGTTGATGCTACAGGAGCAGTTGACCCATTGAAACCAGATGACAGAATGATTACCAACTTCCATGCTAACCTAGTAGATCAAAAAGTTTCTTATATTGTAGGTAAGCCTATCGCTTTTAAACATACAGATGATGAAGTAGTTAAACGTATTGATGAAGTTTTGGGCAATAGATTCGATGATAAGTTACACAGTGTACTAACAGGAGCCAGCAATAAAGGTATTGAATGGTTGCATCCTTACCTTGATGAAGAGGGAGAATTTAAGTTATTTAGAGTACCAGCAGAACAAGGTATTCCTATATGGACTGATAAAGAGCACGAAGAATTAGAGGCGTTTATCAGGATGTATAAATTGGAAAATGAAACTAAAGTTGAATACTGGGACAAAGTAACGGTTAATTACTACGTTTATGAAAATGGCTCGCTTATTCCGGATTACTCTAACAATTTGGAGAATTCAAAAACGCATTTTAGTACAGGGTCGTGGGGTAAGATTCCATTTATTCCATTCAAAAATAACGACTTAGAAATATCAGACATATTTATGTATAAAACATTGATTGATGCGTATAACAGGCGATTATCTGATTTATCCAATACTTTTAAAGATTCAAACGAATTAACGTATGTATTGAAGAACTACGATGACCAAAAGTTACCAGAATTTAAACGGTTACTACGTTATTACGGTGCGATAAAAGTATCAGATAACGGGGGTGTCGACACAATACAGGTAGAAGTACCAGTTGAAAACAGTAAGAAGTATTTAGATGAGTTATATCAAAAAATAATGTTGTTTGGTCAAGCGGTTGACTTTAGTTCTGATAAATTCGGTTCTGCTCCAAGTGGGGTTGCGTTAGAGTTTTTATATACTAACTTAAACTTGAAAGCGGATAAGTTAGCGCGTAAAGCTAAAGTTGCTATACAGGAGTTACTTTGGTTTGTGTTTGAGCACTTCGACATCAAAGGAGAACATAATGATGTCGATATTAGTTTCAACTACAACAAAGTAGCGAACACAGAATTACAAGTACAAACAGCTCAGCAATCTATGGGAATTGTAAGCCATGAAACTGTATTGGAAAATCACCCGTTTGTCGAAGATTTACAAGCAGAACTCGAACGAATAGAGCAAGAACAAATGGAGTACAACAAGCAACTGCCTAATTTAGATGACGGAGGTGCTGACGGTGCCCAACAACAAGAAAGATCTAACAATAAAGAATCAGAATGATATTGATGAGTATATCGACAGTCTAATCTCTAAAGCTGAGAAGCCTATAGAACAACTATTTGCTAATCGACTTAAAGAGATAAAACAAATCATCGCAGATATGTTTGAGAAGTATCAAAGTGATGATGTGTATGTTACATGGACTGAATTTAATAAATATAACAGGCTCAATAAGGAGTTAACTCGTATAGGTACTATGCTGACTGATGATTACAGGCAAATAGCTAAGATGATTCAGAAGTCGCAGGAAGATGCTTATATAGAAAAGTTCCTTATGAGCCTTTATTTATATGAGACGGTGAGTCAAACATCTATGCAGTTTGATGTTCCTAGCAAAGAAGTTATCACATCAGCTATTGAACAACCTATTGAGTTCATTCGATTAGTACCGACGCTACAGAAGCATCGTGATGAAGTGCTGAAAAAGATACGCTTACATATCACACAAGGCATTATGAGCGGAGAGGGCTACTCTAAAATAGCGAAAGCAATCCGTGATGATATTGGCATGTCTAAAGCTCAATCGTTGCGTGTGGCTCGTACAGAAGCAGGCAGAGCAATGTCACAAGCTGGACTTGATAGTGCATTGGTAGCTCAAAAGAATGGCTTACAGATGTATAAGTATTGGCAAGCTACTAAAGATACACGTACAAGAGACACACACAGGCATCTAGACGGTGCTAAGAAGAGAATAGACGAACCGTTCAAGTCGAGTGGTTGCATTGGACAAGCACCTAAGTTGTTCGTTGGTGTGAATAGTGCAAAAGAAAACATCAACTGTCGTTGTAAGCTTATGTATTACATTGACGAAAATGATTTGCCTAGTACAACAAGAGTACGTAAAGATGATGGCACAACCGAAGTAATACCACAAATGACTTATCGTGAGTGGGAGAAATATAAACGTAAAAGAAAGTAGTTTACTACTCGACCTTAGCATGTCGTTAAACTGCTTCTTTTTATACCAAAATTCTTCGTGGCGTTGCACGTAAAACTCGTAAAAAGGAGTAGTTTAAATGGATTTATACACATTGTTAGGACAATTTAAAGACGGAGAAATCGACAAGCAGAAGGTAATTGATGCGATTGACGAATCAAAATCGGGAATGGTACCACGTTCGAGACTGAACGACAAGAATACCGAAATTGAAGAGTTGAAAGAAGAGATTTCTAAACGTGATGAACAAATTGTCAAATTGCAAGACTCTGTTAAAGATGATAGCGAGATTCAAAAAGAACTCGAAGAATTAAAGAATCAAAATTCAGAGTTGGAGACAAAGTATAAAGAAACACAACTTAATAACGCAGTTAAGTTAGCGGTTGCTAAAGAAGCAAATGACGCTAACGACATTCTAGCATTCATCAATAAAGATGAACTGGAATTAGTAGACGACGGCACTGTAAAAGGTTTAGACAAAGCGATTGAAACGCTTAAAGAGTCTAAACCTTATTTATTTGCGTCGTCTAAGCCTGTAGGTAAAACACCACAAGGCGGAGGTAATCCGGACTCAAGTGTAACGAAAGAAAAGTTTGACAACATGAGTGTCGCTGAACGTAACGAATTGTATTTGAACGATCGTGAGACATTCGAAAAACTAGTTAATCAAAATTAAACAAAGAAAGAGGTATAAACATGCCACAAGGAGTTACTAAAACAAGTAATCAAATCATTCCAGAAGTACTAGCGCCTATGATGCAAGCGCAACTCGAAAAGAAATTGCGTTTCGCTTCATTTGCAGAAGTAGATAGCACATTACAAGGACAACCGGGAGACACTTTGACATTCCCAGCATTCGTTTATAGCGGAGATGCACAAGTAGTTGCAGAGGGCGAAAAAATCCCTACTGACATCTTAGAAACTAAAAAACGTGAGGCTAAAATCCGTAAAATTGCTAAAGGTACATCTATCACAGATGAGGCTTTATTAAGTGGTTACGGAGACCCTCAAGGCGAACAAGTACGTCAACACGGTTTAGCACATGCTAACAAAGTTGACAATGACGTATTAGAGGCTTTAATGGGAGCTAAACTTACTGTTAATGCGGACATCACTAAGTTAAACGGCTTACAATCAGCAATCGACAAATTTAACGATGAAGACTTAGAACCAATGGTTTTATTTGTTAATCCACTTGATGCTGGTAAGTTACGCGGAGATGCATCAACTAACTTTACACGTGCAACCGAATTAGGCGATGACATCATCGTTAAAGGTGCGTTTGGCGAAGCTCTAGGTGCTATCATTGTACGTACTAATAAGTTAGAAGCTGGCACAGCTATTTTAGCTAAAAAAGGTGCAGTTAAATTAATCTTGAAACGTGATTTCTTCTTAGAAGTAGCGCGTGACGCATCAACAAAAACAACTGCATTATACAGTGATAAGCACTATGTAGCATATTTATATGATGAATCTAAAGCAGTGAAAATCACTAAAGGTTCTGGAAGCTTAGAAATGTAATAGGAGGTAGTGACGTATGTATAAAGTAATCGAACGTTTTGAAGATGCACAAGACAATGGACATGAATATCAAGTGGGAGACATTTACCCACGTGATGGGTTAGAAGTATCAGAAGAACGGTTCACTGAATTATCTACAACAAACAACCGCCGTAACTTAATCGCTATCAAACTTGTTGAAGACGATACAACAGAACAGTCTGAGGCGAGCGCTGACGAGCAAAAAAGTTTATCTGATATGAAAGTAGCAGAATTAAAAGAACTTGCTAAAAAGCGTGAAATTAAAGGCTATAGCGATATGAAAAAAGATGAGCTTATCAAAGCTTTAGAGGGTGTTAAGTAATGGACGCAAAAGACGTCAAAATGATTAATGGACTTTCACTCAATGATTCGTCTAACGATGAGCAGATCGAATATCTTATTGAAGAATATAAAGGTGTTGCAGAAGATTATTGTAATCAGAAGTTTGATGACAAAGAAGTGCCGTCGGGTGTTAAGAAGTTTATTGCTGAATGTATCAAGTTTGGTACAACTGGCAATATCTCAGCGCGCACGATGGGCAACGTGAGTTATACCTATGTAACTGACATACCTAGTAGTGCTTATGCTTATCTAATGCCTTATCGTAAGTTAAGTTGGGGTAAGCGATATGTTTAATCCGTTTGATGAGTTTCCGCACACAATTGAAATTGGAGAGGTTGAAGTTGCAGGAACATTTCCTAAAGAATACGAGCGTTTTAAAAGTAACGAAACAATTAAAGGATTTATGGATACGCCTACATCAAGCGAGACACTCAAATTTCATCAAATGAGCAAAGACTTCGACCGTAACCTATATACGCCGTATCACATACCAATAACAAACAAAACTTTATTTAATTACGAGGGTAAAACGTACGAAGTTGTAGGCGAACCGGTCGACCAAGGCGGACAACATGAAATCAATTTAACTAGATTGAGGGTGCGATCTATTGGCAAAGGTTAAGTATGGTAATTGGGACTTAGTAAAAGAGTTGGAAAATTACGAGCGAGACATGGAGCGATGGGTCAAACGAGGTATAGCAAAGACTACTGCTAAGATTCACAATACAATCATTTCATTAATGCCAGTTGATACCGGATATCTTAGAGAAAGTGTAACAATGGACTTTAAAGACGGCGGTTTTACTGGTGTTATTAATATTGGTAGTGAATACGCAATATATGTCAATTATGGTACTGGTATATATTCAACAGGCGCTGGAGGTAGTAGAGCGAAAAAGATACCGTGGTCATACAAGGATGCAAACGGTAAGTGGCACACTACTAAAGGACAACATGCTCAACCTTTTTGGGAGCCGGCAATAGACGCTGGGCGAGCATTCTTTAATAAGTATTTTTCGTGAGGTGGTTAAGATATGTGGGTATCAGTTGAACGGTACTTATTTAACAAAGTATATAACAAATTAAAAAGTAACCCTATTATCCAAAAACAATTGGACGGTAGGGTTTTTGATTGCGTTCAAAAAGACGCTGTTTACCCATATATCGTTGTGGGTGAAACAAACGTCACTAACAAAGAAACGACCACGAGCATGGTCGAAGATGTCGGCATCACATTGCATGTTTATAGTCAAGCGCGTAATAGAGATGAGGCATCACAAATAATTCAATTTTTAGGCTTCGTCTTAAATAACGAAATCGAAATTGATTATTATTCATTCATTAAAAGTCGGATTGATACACAAGAAGTTATTACTGACATAGATCAGTACACTAAACACGGTATCATTCGGCTTGTTTTTAAATACAGACATAACACATTACAAAGGAGTGTAACGAATGGCGCAGGATAAATATATTGTCGCTCTCCAAATCGCTGATAAAGATTTAGCTAAGAAGCTAACTATCGAAGAAGCAACGCTTTTAGGTAGTTTAGCAGAGGGTGGGCACACTATCAGTAATGACCTTGCTGAAATCATTCAAGGCGGTAAGAAAGATTATAGCCGTAACTCTGTCGAAGAAGAAATCAAGTTAACGCTTGATGTCGTTCCGGGAGATAAAGGTCAATTAGCATTAAAAGAATCGGTTAAGCAATTCAAACAATTACGTGTTTGGATTTGGGAAACTAAAAAACGCGATGGCAAACATCACGGTGTATTCGCATATGTAGTTATCGAAGAGCACGAATGGTCATTTGATGACGAAGATAACAAAATCGAAATCACAGCGAAAGTTAAGTTCAATAGTGCAGACGGTACAATCAACGATTTACCAAAAGAATGGCTTAACCCTAGCGCATTGGCTCCAGTTGTTGAATTCGAAGACATGAACGCTTACGAAGATAGTTATGAAAACCGAACTAAAAAAACAACTGCTGGCAGTAGCGATTTAAGTATGTAATTAACGAGGGCATAAGCCCTCTATTTTTTTGTACAAAATAACGATAAACGAGGTATTTAATATGACTGAAACAACTTTTAATCCAATTACATCATTAACGATTAACAATGAAGAAGTGAAAGCAAAAGCAACATTTATGTTCGATAAAACCGCTAAAAAATTTGCAACTGAACAAGAAGATAACAAAGGTAGAAAACAAAAAACCTCAGGATTTACTAATGTTTATAACGCTTTATTAGAGCGTGACACAGTGGCAATTGTAGACTTTTGGGAATGCGCAACAGCTTATCTAGGTAAAAGCGCACCTAAAAGAGAAGATATTGAAGCGGAAATCATGGAAATCATCGAAAGAGAAAACGACACGTTAAATCTATTACAAGGTGCGTTGGACGTAATGAATAATAGTGGTTTTTTCAAGCAGAAATCACGTCTATTCTGGACACAGATGAACCAAGCGCCATCGTTAGCCAAAGAAGACGAGAAAGAGGGCGCGAAAGCTGGTATCGAGATGATGAAGAACAACTACAAAGAAATCATGACCGTAGCACCTTATTAGACTATTCGGAAATAAGGCAGATGACAAGTCGTTACATAGGTTATATGAGTAATGACGAGCTAATGAGCATGCTACCTGCCGAATGGAATGACTGGATTATTGGCGCTAGACAAGCATTGATTGACCAAAGGGACATCGCGTTGTACGGCGCTCAATATAATGCGGTCGCTCAAGCTGGTAAATCACTAAAACGTTTTGTTAGGCAGAACGAAAGAGAACATTATATTATTCGTGGTCAAGAAGACGAATATGAAAAAATGAAACAGCGTGAGCTAGCTAAAAACAAACATAAAAGAGAAATACAAAAACAAGGGACTCGCAAGTTCCTTAACAGCTTAAAAACAAGTCATAAAGGAGGTTAGGCATGGAAAAGAATTTTCTAGCTCGTATTACAGCTATAATCAGTGATTTTAAAAGGAATATGAGAACTGCTCAACGTATGGCTAAAACTGATATACCGGACGAAATCAAGACAGAAGTTACAGCTAACATAAGAGATTACCAAAGAGAGTTAACGCGAGCTAAATCGATGGCTCAGCGATGGCGAGAACATAAAGTTAATATCGATGCAGATGCTAGCAAAGTGAAACAAGTCATATCGTTTGTTAAAGTAGAACTATCGAATATCAGACGTAAAAAAGTTGAAATTGATGGCGACGCAAGCGGATTAAAAAGAAATGTTGCGACTTCTAAAGCAATGTTAGCTGGTTGGCGCAAACACACTGTTAAATTAGATTTTGATACAACTGGAATGACGAAAATGCAAGTAGCGTTGACTGCTGGTAAAAGAGCGTTAGATCAGTATCAATCAACAATGGATGGCATCGCATCAAATATTAGAACTTTCGGTACTATCTTCGCACAACAAGTCAAAGGTTTAATGATTGCTAGTATACAAGCGTTAATACCAGTAATTGCTGGATTAGTTCCGGCTATTATGGCGGTACTTAATGCCGTTGGTGTATTAGGTGGTGGCGTCGTTGGTTTAGCTGGTGCATTCTCTGTAGCAGGTGTTGGAGCGGTTGGTTTCGGCGCAATGGCTATTACTGCACTAAAAATGGTAAAAGATGGAACATTAGCAGTAACAAAAGAAGTTCAAAACTTTAGAGATGCAAGCGATCAGTTAAAAACTACATGGCAAGGCATTGTAAAAGAGAATCAAGCAAGTATCTTTAATGCGATGTCAGCGGGTATCAGAGGCGTTACAAGTGCGATGTCGCAATTAAAACCTTTCTTATCCGAAGTATCTATGCTGGTAGAAGCGAACGCGCGCGAGTTTGAGGATTGGGTTAAACATTCTGAAACGGCTAAGAAAGCGTTTGAAGCATTGAATAGCATAGGTGGTGCAATCTTCGGAGATTTATTGAACGCTGCAGGACGATTTGGCGACGGATTAGTTAACATTCTCACTCAATTAATGCCATTGTTCAAATTCGTGTCTCAAGGATTACAGAACATGTCTATAGCTTTCCAAAATTGGGCTAATAGTGTAGCTGGTCAGAATGCTATTAAAGCGTTTATTGACTATACTACCACTAATTTACCTAAGATTGGCCAGATATTTAGCAATGTATTTGCTGGTATTGGTAATTTAATGATTGCTTTTGCTCAAAACAGTTCTAATATTTTTGATTGGTTAGTTAAATTAACTTCTCAATTCAGAGCATGGTCAGAACAAGTAGGACAATCACAAGGGTTCAAAGACTTTATCAGTTACGTTCAAGAGAATGGTCCTACTATTATGCAGTTAATCGGTAATATCGTAAAAGCGTTAGTAGCATTTGGTACTGCAATGGCTCCTATAGCTAGTAAATTATTAGATTTCATCACTAATTTAGCTGGTTTCATTGCTAAGCTGTTTGAAACACATCCAGCAGTAGCGCAGATTATTGGTGTTATCGGTATTTTAGGTGGCGTATTTTGGGCTTTAATGGCTCCGATCGCAGCTGTTAGCAGTGTGTTAAGTAATGTGTTTAGTATGACTTTATTGAATGTTGTCAAAAGAATACTGGATTTAACTAGAATAACTGGGGTGGTAAGTAAAGCGTTCGGTTTATTGACTGGTGCTTTCACAAGTATTTCTTGGCCAATATTAGCAGTAGTTGCAGTCATTGGTGTATTCATTGGTATTCTTGTTTATTTATGGAAAACAAACGAGAATTTCAGAAAAACAATAACAGAAGCGTGGAACGGTGTTAAAACGGCGGTTTCTGGTGCGATTCAAGGTGTAGTTGGCTGGTTAACTGAATTGTGGGGCAAAATCCAATCTACCTTACAACCGATAATGCCTATATTGCAAGTTTTAGGGCAAATATTCATGCAAGTTTTAGGTGTTTTGGTAATAGGTATCATCACAAACGTTATGAATATCATACAGGGTTTGTGGACGTTAATTACAATTGCATTCCAAGCCATAGGAACAGTGATATCCGTGGCAGTCCAAATCATAGTAGGTTTATTCACTGCTTTAATTCAGTTGCTTACTGGCGACTTCTCAGGTGCTTGGGAGACTATTAAAACTACGGTTACCAATGTACTTGATACGATTTGGCAATACATGCAATCAGTTTGGGAGTCAATCATCGGCTTTTTAACTGGCGTAATGAATCGAACACTTTCTATGTTTGGTACAAGTTGGTCGCAGATATGGAGTACAATCACTAATTTTGTTAGCAGTATTTGGAACAGTGTTACAAGTTGGTTTAGTCGTGTTGCTTCGAGTGTGGCCGAAAAAATGGGACAAGCACTAAACTTTATTATCACAAAAGGTTCTGAATGGGTTTCTAATATTTGGAATACTGTTACAAGTTTCGCAAGTAAAGTAGCTGATGGATTTAAAAGAGTTGTCTCAAATGTAGGCGACGGCATGAAAAACGCGCTTGATAAGATTAAAAGCTTTTTCAGCGATTTTTTAAATGCCGGAGCAGAATTAATAGGCAAAGTAGCTGAGGGTGTAGCTAACGCTGCGCACAAAGTAGTCAGTGCGGTAGGCGATGCGATTTCATCAGCGTGGGACTCAGTAACTTCATTCGTAAGTGGACACGGTGGAGGTAGCGGTTTAGGTAAAGGTTTAGCGGTATCACAAGCTAAAGTAATGGCTACTAGCTTCGGTAAAACGTTCACAAGTGAGTTAGGTTCAACGTTGACAGATGGATTCAACGACAGTTTAACACCAAGCGTTGACGGCCATATGACAAACGATGTGCAACATAGCATGAAAGAAAATAACAGACCTATTGTTAATGTAACTGTTAGAAACGAGGGCGATCTAAACATGATTAAATCTCACATTGACGATATGGATGCAAAAGATGGTAGTTTCAACTTAATGTAAGGGAGGTTTGTTTATTGATAGCCCATGATGTAGAAATTATTAAAAATGGTGTGAAGTATCGTGTCAGTGACAATCCTCACACTTACAAACACTTAAGAGTGCTTGATTACAACGTTATCGGTTCGGGTTACAAAAGGAATTATTCGCCTTTAGATGGTGTTGATGGACGTTTTCACAATTACGCTAAAGAGGAATATAAAAAAGTTGAATTAAGGTTGAGGTATGAAGTACCTAAAATTGCTTATGCCTCACATCTTAAATCAGACATTCAAACATTGTTTTATGGTCGCTTTTACCTAAGAGAATTGGCAACGCCGGATAACACTATCAAATTTGAAAATATGTTCGAACCATTAGAACAAGAATTTGAATTAGATTATGTTGATGGTAGACAACTATTTGTTGGATTAGTTAGCGAAGTATCTTTTGACACAACTAAGACATCAGGAGAAATCACGTTGACCTTTGAGACGACAGAATTGCCGTTCTTTGAAAGTATCGGCTATAGCACTGATTTAGAAAGTGATAACGATTTAGAAAAATGGTCAGTACCGGACAGAATAGCGCTAAATGAAAATGATAGAAGTAGACAAATGACATTCTATAATACGAGTTCTGGAGATGTTTATTACAACGGAGATGTAGCATTAACGCAGTTCAACCAATTCAATGTAGTTGAAATTGAATTAGCCGAAGATGTTAAAGCTGATGATAAAGACGGTTTCACTTTCTATATGGATAAAGGAAATATCTCAGTAATTAAAGATGTCGATTTAAAAGCAGGCGATAAAATCATTTTTGATAACAAGCACACATATAAAGACAATTTAAATATTGACCTATACAACAAGACGTTAGAACAACCGGTGTTGTATCCCGGTTGGAATCATTTTAAAGCCAACAGACTTATGAAAAAGATAGTCTTTAGACACAAATTATATTACAGATAAGGAGTAGCATATGCCGGTATTATTAAAAAGTTTGCAAGGCGTCGGTCATGCGATTTATGTTAATACAAAATTAAATGAAAAATTGAATGAAGATAGCACGTTAGACATTGATATGATAGAAAATGCCAGCACTTTCGACGCAATCGGCGCTATTACAAAGATGTGGACTATCACAAATGTAAAGGGGGAAGATGACCTCAATGAATATGTGATAGTAATGCTTGATAAATCAACGATTGGAAACAAAATCAAACTTAGTATCAAAGCGAGACAAAAAGAATTAGATGATCTAAACAATTCTAGGATTTACCAAGAATATAACGAAAGTTTCACAGGCGTAGAGTTTTTTAACACTGTATTTAAAGGAACTGGTTATAAGTACGTATTGCACACTAAGGTTGACGCATCAAAGTTCGAGGGGTTAGGTAAGGGAGACACAAGACTTGAGATATTCAAAAAAGGGCTTGAACGCTATCATCTCGAATATGAGTACGACGCTAAAACAAAAACATTTCACTTGTATGACGAATTATCAAAAGTAGCAAACTACTATATTAAATCAGGTGTAAATGCTGATAACGTCAAAATTCAAGAAGATGCTTCTAAATGCTACACATATATAAGAGGTTATGGCGACTTTGACGGTCAACAAACTTTTACAGAGGCTGGATTACAATTCGAATTCACACACCCATTAGCACAACTGATTGGGAAAAGGGAAGCGCCTCCGTTAATAGATGGACGTATAAAAAAAGAGGATGTTTTAAAAAAATCAATGGAGCTAGTGATAAAGAAAAGTGTCACTGCTTCTATTTCTTTGGACTTCGTAGCACAGCCTGAGCATTTTCCAGAGGCTAATCCTAGAATTGGCGATGTCGTAAGAGTGGCCGAACCAACTATAGGCTATAACGACTTAGTAAGAATAGTCGAGATTACTACACATAGAGATGCATATAACAACATCATCAAACAAGATGTAGTATTAGGCGATTTTACAATGCGTGACAGATATAGAAAAGCTATCCATGAAGCTACGAACTATGTTAAGAATGTAAAAACAACTAAGTCAGACCCAGCTAAGTACTTGAGAGAACTAAACACTAAAGTCAACGCTAGTTTATCTATAAATAATGAGTTAGTTAAGCAGAATGAAAAAATAAACGCAAAAGTCGATAAGATGAGTACTAAAACAGTTACAACTGCGAATGGCACGATCATGTACGACTTTACGAGTCAATCAAGTATAAGAAATATCAAATCTATTGGAACGATTGGCGATTCTGTAGCTAGAGGGTCTCATGCAAAAACTAATTTCACAGAAATGTTAGGCAAGAAATTAAAAGCGAAAACGACCAACCTTGCAAAAGGTGGCGCAACTATGGCAACAGTTCCAATAGGTAAAGAAGCGGTAGAAAACAGCATTTATAGACAAGCAGAGCAAATAAGAGGAGACCTAATCATATTACAAGGCACTGATGATGACTGGTTACACGGTTATTGGGCAGGCGTACCGATAGGCACTGATAAAACGGATACAAAAACGTTTTACGGTGCCTTTTGTTCTGCAATTGAAGTTATTAGAAAGAATAATCCAGATTCAAAAATACTAGTGATGACAGCTACAAGACAATGCCCTATGAGTGGTACAACAATACGCCGTAAAGACACGGACAAAAACAAACTAGGGTTAACACTTGAGGACTATGTAAACGCTCAAATATTAGCTTGTAGTGAGTTAGATGTACCAGTGTTTGACGCATATCACACAGATTACTTTAAGCCATACAATCCAGCTTTTAGGAAAGCGAGCATGGAGGACGGCTTACACCCTAACGAAAAAGGTCACGAGGTTATTATGTACGAGTTAATCAAGGATTATTACAGTTTTTACGACTAAAGGAGGCAACCAATGGCTTACGGATTAATAACAAGTTTGCATTCTACCACTGGCGCAAAAGTAGTTGCTCAGCACGAGTACAACTATCGATTACTTGATAATGGAATGAGCAAACTTGAGAAAATGTTTATATATCATCAAAAAGAAGAAATATATGCACACACAGCTAACCAAATTAAATATTTGAATGGTAGTGTCTCAGACTTTTTAGCTTATTTAAATGGTCGATTCAGCAACATGGTACTAGGACATAACGGCGACGGTATCAATGAAGTAAAAGACGCGCGTGTTGATAATACAGGATACGCGCACCCAACATTACAAGATCGTTTGTATCATGATTATGCAACGTTAGACGAATTCACTAAAACAGTTAAAAAGTCAGTTGATGATAATTACAAAGAATATAGAGCTACAGAATACCGATTTGAACCAAAAGAGCAAGAACCGGAATTTATCACTGATTTATCGCCATATACAAATGCAGTAATGCAATCATTTTGGGTAGACCCTAGAACGAAAATTATTTATATGACGCAAGCTCGTCCAGGTAATCATTACATGTTATCTAGATTGAAGCCCAACGGACAATTTATTGATAGATTGCTTGTTAAAAACGGCGGTCACGGTACACACAATGCGTATAGATACATTGATGGAGAATTATGGATTTATTCAGCTGTATTGGACAGTAACAAAAACAACAAGTTTGTACGTTTCCAATATAGAACTGGAGAAATAACTTATGGTAATGAAATGCAAGATGTCATGCCGAATATATTTAACGACAGATATACGTCAGCGATTTATAATCCGGTAGAAAATTTAATGATTTTTAGACGTGAATATAAACCCACTGAAAGACAACTTAAGAATTCGTTGAACTTTGTTGAGGTTAGAAGTGCTGACGATATTGATAAAGGTATAGACAAAGTATTGTATCAAATGGATATACCTATGGAATACACTTCAGATACACAACCTATGCAAGGTATCACTTATGATGCAGGTATCTTATATTGGTATACAGGTGATTCGAATACAGCCAACCCTAACTACTTACAAGGTTTCGATATAAAAACAAAAGAATTGTTATTTAAACGACGTATCGATATTGGTGGTGTGAATAATAACTTTAAAGGAGACTTCCAAGAAGCTGAGGGTCTAGATATGTATTACGATCTAGAAACAGGACGCAAAGCGCTTTTAATAGGGGTAACTATTGGACCTGGTAACAACAGACATCACTCAATTTATTCCATCGGCCAAAGAGGTGTTAACCAATTCTTAAAAAACATCGCACCTCAAGTATCAATGACTGATTCAGGCGGACGTGTTAAACCGTTACCAATACAGAACCCAGCATATCTAAGTGATATTACGGAAGTTGGTCATTACTATATCTATACGCAAGACACACAAAATGCATTAGATTTCCCGTTACCGAAAGCGTTTAGAGATGCAGGTTGGTTCTTTGATGTACTGCCTGGACACTATAATGGTGCTCTAAGACAAGTACTTACCAGAAACAGCACAGGTAGAAATATGCTTAAATTCGAACGTGTCATTGACATTTTCAATAAGAAAAACAACGGAGCATGGAATTTCTGTCCGCAAAACGCCGGTTATTGGGAACATATCCCTAAGAATATTACAAAATTATCAGATTTAAAAATCGTTGGTTTAGATTTCTATATCACTACTGAAGAATCAAAACGATTTACTGATTTTCCTAAAGACTTTAAAGGTATTGCAGGTTGGATATTAGAAGTAAAATCGAATACACCGGGTAACACAACACAAGTATTAAGACGTAATAACTTCCCGTCTGCACATCAATTTTTAGTTAGAAACTTTGGTACTGGTGGCGTTGGTAAATGGAGTTTATTCGAGGGAAAGGTGGTTGAATAATGGTAGTAGATAATTTTTCGAAAGACGATAACTTAATCGAGTTACAAACAACATCACAATATAATCCAATTATTGACACAAACATCAGTTTCTATGAATCAGATAGAGGGACTGGTGTTTTAAATTTTGCAGTAACTAAGAATAACAGACCGTTATCTATAAGTTCTGAACATGTCAAAACATCTATCGTGTTAAAAACCGATGATTATAACGTAGATAGAGGCGCTTATATTTCAGACGAATTAACGATAGTAGATGCAATTGATGGGCGTTTGCAGTATGTGATACCGAATGAATTTTTAAAACATTCGGGTAAGGTGCATGCTCAAGCATTCTTTACACAAAATGGGAGTAATAATGTTGTTGTTGAACGTCAATTTAGCTTCAATATCGAAAATGATTTAGTTAGTGGGTTTGATGGTATAACAAAGCTTGTTTATATCAAATCTATTCAAGATACTATCGAAGCTGTCGGTAAAGACTTTAACCAATTAAAGCAAAATATGGCTGATACACAAACGTTAATAGCAAAAGTGAATGATAGTGCGACAAAAGGCATTCAACAAATCGAAATCAAGCAAAACGAAGCTATACAAGCTATTACTGCGACGCAAACTAGTGCAACACAAGCTGTTACAGCTGAATTCAGTAAAATAGTTGAAAAGGAGCAAGCGATATTTGCGCGTGTCAATGAAGTTGAGAAACAAATCAATGGTGCTGACCTTGTCAAAGGTAACACAACGACAAATTGGCAAAAATCAAAAATTACTGATGATTATGGTAAAGCAATTGAATCGTCTGAACAGTCCATAGATAGCGTTTTAAGCGCAATTAATACATCTAGGATTATTCATATCACTAGCGCGACAGATGCGCCCTCGTTTAAAGATATAGGCACTTTAGAGACGCCTAAAGAAGATGGCGTTGATGATGGTTCTGAAGTTTCAGCAACTACGAATACTTTAGGGAAATCAGGCTTGTTAGTTGTCTATGTTGTTGATGATAGTACGGCACGTGCAACATGGTATCCAGACGATTCAAATGATGAGTACACAACATATAAAATCGGTGGCACATGGTATCAGTTCTATAAAAAAGTTGACGAAGAATTAACGAAGAAATTTGTTAAAGAAACATCTAACAATGCTTTAAATCAAGCTAAGCAGTATGTAGATGATAAATTCGGAACAACGAGTTGGCAACAACATAAGATGACAGAGGCGAATGGTCAATCAATTCAAGTTAACTTAAATAATGCGCAAGGCGATTTGGGATATTTAACTGCTGGTAATTACTATGCAACAAGAGTGCCGGATTTACCAGGTAGCGTTGAAAGTTATGAGGGTTATTTATCTGTATTCGTTAAAGATGAAACAAACAAATTTTTCAACTTTACGCCTGCAAACTCAAAAAAAGTTTATACACGATCAATCATAAATGGTCGATTAGACTCACAATGGACTGTACCAAATGAGTATAAAAAAGCGGTTTTATTTGATGGCGCGGCTAACGGAGTTGGTACAACACTTAACTTAACTGAATCATATCAAAACTATTCTCTTTTAGTAATATCAGGTACTTATCCTGGAGGCACTTTTGCAGAAGTCAGTTTAACATCTATGCCAAATTCCATAGTAATATCTAAAACAAATCTAGTTGATAGTGATGGCAACGGTGGTGGCTTATATGAATGTTCTGTTTCTAAAACTAGCAATACTACATTCAGAATCGACGTTGATATCCTATATGACATCGGTAAAAGTGCGGGTTCTGGTGCAAATGCAAACAAAATTACTATTAAACGTATTGAGGGGTGGAAGTAATGAAAATCACAGTAAACGATAAAAACGAAGTTATCGGATACGTTAATACTGGCGGTTTACGCAATAGTTTAGATGTAGACGATAACAATGTGCCTATCAAATTCAAAGAAGAGTTTGAACCTAGAAAGTTTGTTTTCACTAACGGCGAAATTAAATACAATAGCAATTTCGAAAAAGAAGACGTACCGAATGCATCAAACCAACAAAGTGCGTCAGATTTAAGTGATGAGGAACTTCGCGGAATGGTTGCAAGTATGCAAATGCAGATGACGCAAGTGAACATGTTGACAATGCAATTGACGCAACAAAACGCTATGTTAACACAACAGTTGACCGAACTGAAAACTAACAAAACAAATACTGAGGGGGGACGTTTAAATGATGAAGATGATTTATCCAACTTTTAAAGACATTAAAACTTTTTATGTGTGGGGTTGCTATAAAAATGAGCAAATTAAGTGGTACGTAGACATGGGTGTAATCGACAAAGAAGAATATGCATTGATCACTGGTGAAAAATATCCAGAGGCAAAAGATGAAAAGTCACAGGTGTAATGCTTGAGGCTTTTTAATTTAACACAAAGTAGGTGGCGTAATGTTTGGATTTACCAAACGGCACGAACATGAATGGCGAATTAGAAGATTAGAAGAGAATGATAAAACAATGCTTAGCACTCTCAATGAGATTAAATTAGGTCAAAAAACTCAAGAGCAAGTTAACATTAAATTAGATAAAACTTTAGATGCTATCCAGAGGGAAAGACAGATAGACGAAAAAAATAAGAAAGAAAACGACAAAAATATACGCGATATGAAAATGTGGATTCTCGGTTTGATAGGGACTATCTTCAGTACGATTGTCATAGCTTTACTAAGAACTATTTTTGGTATTTAAAGGAGGTGATTACCATGCTTAAAGGGATTTTAGGATATAGCTTCTGGGCGTGCTTCTGGTTTGGTAAATGTAAATAACAGTTAAGAGTCAGTGCTTCGGCACTGGCTTTTTATTTTGATTGAAATGAGGTGCATACATGGGATTACCTAACCCAAAGACTAGAAAGCCTACAGCTAGTGAAGTGGTGGAGTGGGCAAAGTCGAATATTGGTAAGAGGATTAATATAGATAATTATCGGGGCAGTCAATGTTGGGATACACCTAACTTTATTTTTAAAAGATATTGGGGTTTTGTAACATGGGGCAATGCTAAGGATATGGCTAATTACAGATATCCTAAGGGTTTCCGATTCTATCGTTATTCATCTGGATTTGTACCGGAACCTGGAGACATCGCAGTTTGGCACCCTGGCAACGGAATAGGTTCGGACGGACACACCGCAATAGTAGTAGGACCATCTAATAAAAGTTATTTTTATAGCGTTGACCAAAACTGGGTTAATTCTAATAGTTGGACAGGTTCTCCGGGAAGTTTAGTAAGACACCCTTATGTAAGTGTTACAGGCTTTGTCAGACCTCCATATTCAAAAGATACTAGCAAACCTAGTAGTACTGATACAAGTTCAGCATCAAAAGCCAATGACTCAACAATTACTGGCGAAGCGAAGAAACCGCAATTTAAAGAAGTTAAAACAGTAAAATACACTGCTTACAGCAATGTTTTAGATAAAGAAGAGCACTTCATTGATCATATAGTTGTAATGGGTGATGAACGCTCAGATATTCAAGGATTATATATAAAAGAATCAATGCATATGCGTTCTGTAGACGAACTGTATACGCAAAGAAATAAGTTTATAAGCGATTATGAAATACCGCATTTATATGTCGATAGAGAGGCTACATGGCTTGCTAGACCAACCAATTTTGATGACCCGCGTCACCCTAATTGGCTAGTTATTGAAGTATGTGGTGGTCAAACAGATAGCAAACGACAATTCTTATTGAATCAAATACAAGCGTTAATACGTGGTGTTTGGTTATTGTCAGGGATTGATAAAAACTTATCTGAAACGACGTTAAAGGTAGACCCTAATATTTGGCGTAGTATGAAAGATTTAATTAATTACGACTTGATTAAGCAAGGTATACCGGATAACGCAAAGTATGAGCAAGTTAAAAAGAAAATGCTTGAGACATACATTAAACGAGATATATTGACACGAGAAAATATAAAAGAAGTAACGACAAAAACAACAATAAGAATTAGTGATAAAACATCAGTTGACAGTGCGTCCACACGAGGCCCTACTCCATCAGACGAAAAACCAAGCATCGTTACTGAAACAAGTCCATTCACATTCCAGCAAGCACTGGATAGACAAATGTCTAGGGGTAACCCGAAAAAATCTCATACATGGGGCTGGGCTAATGCAACACGAGCACAAACGAGCTCGGCAATGAATGTTAAGCGAATATGGGAAAGTAACACGCAATGCTATCAAATGCTTAATTTAGGCAAGTATCAAGGCATTTCAGTTAGTGCGCTTAACAAAATACTTAAAGGAAAAGGAACGCTCGACGGACAAGGCAAAGCATTCGCGGAAGCTTGTAAGAAAAACAACATTAACGAAATTTATTTGATCGCGCACGCTTTCTTAGAAAGTGGATACGGAACAAGTAACTTCGCTAGTGGTAGATACGGTGCATATAATTACTTCGGTATTGGTGCATTCGACAACGACCCTGATTATGCAATGAAATTTGCTAAGAATAAAGGTTGGACATCTCCAGCAAAAGCAATCATGGGCGGTGCTAGCTTCGTAAGAAAGGATTACATCAATAAAGGTCAAAACACATTGTACAGAATCAGATGGAATCCTAAGAATCCAGCTACGCACCAATACGCTACTGCTATAGAGTGGTGCCAACATCAAGCTAGTACAATAGCTAAGCTATATAAACAAATCGGCTTAAAAGGTATCTATTTTATAAGAGATAAATATAAATAAAGAGGTGTATAAATGTACAAAATAAAAGATGTTGAAACGAGAATAAAAAATGATGGTGTTGACTTAGGTGACATTGGCTGTCGATTTTACACTGAAGATGAAAATACAGCATCTATAAGAATAGGTATCAATGACAAACAAGGTCGTATCGATCTAAAAGCACATGGCTTAACACCTAGATTACATTTGTTTATGGAAGATGGCTCTATATTCAAAAATGAGCCCCTTATTATCGACGATGTTGTAAAAGGATTCATTACCTACAAGATACCTAAAAAGGTTATCAAACACGCTGGTTATGTTCGCTGTAAGCTGTTTTTAGAGAAAGAAGAAGAAAAAATACATGTCGCGAACTTTTCTTTCAATATCGTTGATAGTGGTATTGAATCTGCTGTAGCAAAAGAAATCGATGTTAAATTGGTAGATGATGCTATTACGAGAATCTTAAAAGATAACGCGACAGATTTATTGAACAAAGACTTTAAAGAGAAAATAGATAAAGATGTCATTTCTTACATCGAAAAGAATGAAAGTAGATTTAAAGGTGCGAAAGGTGATAAAGGCGAACCGGGACAACCTGGTGCAAAAGGTGAAGCAGGTAAAAAAGGAGAACAAGGCGCACCCGGTAAAAACGGTACTGTAGTATCAATCAATCCTGACACTAAAATGTGGCAAATTGACGGTAAAGATACAGATATCAAAGCAGAACCTGAGTTATTGGATAAAATCAATATCGCAAATGTTGAAGGGTTAGAAGATAAATTGCAAGAAGTTAAAAAAATCCAAGATACAACTCTCAACGACTCTAAAACGTATACGGATTCAAAAATTGCTGAACTAGTTGATAGCGCGCCTGAATCTATGAACACATTAAGAGAATTAGCAGAAGCAATACAAAACAACTCTATTTCAGAAAGTGTATTGCAACAGATTGGCTCAAAAGTTAGTGCAGAAGATTTTGAGGAATTCAAACAAACACTAAATGATTTATACGCTCCAAAAAATCATAATCATGACGAGCGGTATGTTTTGTCATCTCAAGCTTTTACTAAACAACAAGCGGATAATTTATATCAACTAAAAAGCGCATCTCAACCGACGGTTAAAATTTGGACAGGAACAGAAAATGAATATAACTATATATATCAAAAAGACCCTAATACACTTTACTTAATTAAGGGGTGATTTTTATGGAAGGTAATTTTAAAAATGTAAAGAAACTTATTTACGAAGGCGAAGAATATACAAAAGTATATGCTGGAAATATCCAAGTATGGAAAAAGCCTTCATATTTTGTAATAAAACCCTTACCTAAAAATAAATATCCGGATAGCATAGAAGAATCAACAGCAAAATGGACAATAAATGGAGTTGAACCTAATAAAAGTTATCAGGTGACAATAGAAAATGTACGTAGCGGTATAATGAGGATTTCGCAAACTAATTTAGGTTCAAGTGAATTAGGAATATCAGGAGTCAATAGCGGAGTTGCAAGTAAAAATATCAACTTTAGTAATCCTTCAGGGACGTTGTATGTCACTATAAGTGATGTTTATTCAGGATCTCCGACATTGACCATTGAATAATTTTAAACGACTAATTTTTAGTCGTTTTTTTTATTTTGGATAAAAGGAGCAAACAAATGGATATTAACTGGAAATTGAGATTCAAAAACAAAGCAGTACTAACTAGTTTAGTTGGAGCATTGTTGCTATTTATCAAGCAAGTCACGGATTTATTCGGATTAGATTTATCTACTCAATTAAATCAAGCTAGCGCAATTATAGGCGCTATCCTCACGTTACTTACAGGTATTGGCGTTATTACTGACCCAACGTCAAAAGGCGTCTCAGATTCATCTATAGCACAGACATATCAAGCGCCTAGAGATAGCGATAAAGAAGAACAACAAGTTACGTGGAAATCATCACAAGACAGCAGTTTAACGCCGGAATTAAGCACGAAAGCACCAAAAGAATATGATACATCACAACCTTTCACAGACGCCTCTAACGATGTTGGCTTTGATGTGAATGAGTATCATCATGGAGGTGGCGACAATGCAAGCAAAACTAACTAAAAAAGAGTTTATAGAGTGGTTGAAAACATCTGAGGGAAAACAATATAATGCGGACGGATGGTATGGATTTCAATGCTTTGACTATGCCAATGCAGGTTGGCAAGTCTTATTTGGCTACAACTTAAAAGGTGTAGGTGCCAAAGACATCCCAAGTGCTAATGATTTTAACGGACTAGCTACTGTATACCAAAATACACCAGACTTCTTAGCGCAACCTGGCGACATGGTTGTATTCGGTAGTAATTATGGTGCAGGATACGGTCATGTTGCATGGGTAATTGAAGCAACTTTAGATTATATCATTGTATATGAGCAGAATTGGCTCGGCGGTGGCTGGACAGACGGTGTACAACAACCTGGCTCTGGTTGGGAAAAAGTTACAAGACGCCAACACGCTTACGACTTCCCTATGTGGTTTATCCGTCCTAACTTCAAAAGCGAAACAGCTCCACGATCAGTACAATCTCCTACGCAAGCATCTAAAAAGGAAACGGCTAAGCCACAACCTAAAGCGGTAGAACTTAAAATCATCAAAGATGTGGTTAAAGGTTATGACCTACCTAAGCGTGGTAGTAACCCTAAGTTTATAGTTATTCACAACGACGCAGGAAGCAAAGGAGCAACAGCAGAAGCATATCGTAATGGATTAGTTAACGCGCCATTATCGAGACTAGAGGCAGGTATTGCGCATAGTTACGTATCAGGTAACACAGTTTGGCAAGCCTTAGATGAATCTCAAGTAGGTTGGCATACAGCGAATCAAATAGGTAATAAATATGGTTACGGTATTGAAGTGTGTCAATCAATGGGAGCAGATAATGCGACGTTTTTAAAAAATGAACAGGCGACTTTCCAAGAATGTGCTAGATTGTTGAAAAAATGGGGATTACCAGCAAACCGTAACACAATCCGATTACACAACGAATTCACTTCAACATCATGCCCACACAGAAGCTCAGTATTGCACACTGGTTTTGATCCAGTAACTCGCGGTCTATTGCCAGAAGACAAGCGGTTGCAACTTAAAGACTACTTTATCAAGCAGATTAGGGCGTACATGGATGGTAAAATACCGGTTGCCACTGTCTCTAATGAGTCAAGCGCTTCAAGTAATACAGTTAAACCAGTTGCAAGTGCATGGAAACGTAATAAATATGGTACTTACTACATGGAAGAAAGTGCTAGATTCACAAACGGCAATCAACCAATCACAGTAAGAAAAGTGGGGCCATTCTTATCTTGTCCAGTGGGTTATCAGTTCCAACCTGGTGGATATTGTGATTATACAGAAGTGATGTTACAAGATGGTCATGTTTGGGTAGGATATACATGGGAGGGGCAACGTTATTACTTGCCTATTAGAACATGGAATGGTTCTGCCCCACCTAATCAGATATTAGGTGACTTATGGGGAGAAATCAGTTAGAATGACATAGTCATGTCTATTTGAGCAGGTGCGTTACATACCTGCTTTCTATTTACATTTAAAGATAAAATGTGCTATTATTTTACTAGAACTTTTTAACATTTCTCTCAAGATTTAAATGTAGATAACAGGCAGGTACTACGGTACTTGCCTATTTTTTATGCAAATTTAAAAAAACACTTGCTTAATAAACAATTGTTTAGTATAATTATATTTGTAGGTTAGTTGATGACTTACAAATTATGTGTAAGGAGGTGAAAAGCCTCATGCTAGACATAATAAAAACACTTCTAGAACATCAAGTATTGGCAGTACTGATAATTCCAGAAGTGTTAAAACAACTTAGAGAATGGCATCTCGGCTACCTAGACCGAAAGCCAAACAACAAAGATTAACATTATGCTTGGAGCCTGATGGCTCCTCCTTACACTTATATAATATAATATTATTTGGAGGTTTTCAATTATGACAGAACAAATGTATTTAATATTGTTTTTATTAAGCCTACCATTGTTATTATTTATCGGGAGAAAAACACATTTTTATTGTTTAGATAAAAAGAATGGACGTAGATAATATGAGTGATTATAAATTAAAAATAATTGAATTGATCAAAAGTGATATAACAGGTTACCAAATTCACAAACAAACTGGCGTAGCGCAATATGTAATTTCACAATTAAGGCAAGGAAAGCGCGAAGTAGATAACTTAACTTTAAATACAACTGAAAAACTATACAGTTACGCACGACAAGTGTTATAATATAAATGTGAAATGGTCATTCTTGAAATGACTCGGTCGCTACTGGCACAGACCGTTTAAAGTGTCACCACAACATGAACTGAGAATTCATATGACGTTGCTGACGAGCGACAAAGCTCTGTGTTCCTGAACGGGAGTAGGTTTGTGTGGTGGTTTAATTTAGTAACAGCATAGACTGTCTATAGCAAGGTTGCCGAAGAGATTCTAAACGTATTCGTAAGTACGTGGTCCTTGCTAGATAACCGTATCTTAACCGATGCGGTTATTTTTTACCACACAACCAACAAAACCACACCACCTATTAATTTAGGAGTGTGGTTGTTTTTGTTGGAAGTGTGTATCAGGTATCTGCATAGTTATTCCGAACTTCCAA